TACATTTTGTGTTGCTGGAATAATTTCTTTTAATGCAGCACCTAAAAATTGTGTTTGTCCACTATATTGAAGCATTGCTGCAACCATATTCTGAACACCCTTTGGATCCATACCAGAAGCTACTTGTGCTGCTGCAAATTGTTTAAGTGTTCCTACAACTGCTTTAACATTATCTCCATAACCTTTAATTGAATCTGCTGTTTTCTTCATTGGATCAGAAGAACTTAATTGTCCAATTGCATTAGACATCTGTTCAATTTGAGTTAAAGCTTTTTTGCTGGTAATTCCAGCAGACTCAACTTGCTGTGCAAAGTGAATAATTGGAACTGTTGTTGATGTTACAGTTCCACCAAACATTTTAATTGCAGCATCTGATTCAGTAAATGATGCTTTAACTGTAGCTTGATGTTCTCTTTCTGCTTTCATTAGATCGCCAAAACCAGATACTACAACACCTAATGCAGCACCTGCTGCTGCACCCCAAGGACCGAACATCATTCCCATGCCAGCCATAGTGCTTGTTTCTGAAGCCATACCTTGAATATTGCTTCCCTTTGGAAGAAGGTTTGCTAGCATTGGGCCCATTGTCATGATAGCAGAAGATGCCATCATCTTTCCGCCCAAATTCATTCCGCCACCTTCTTTGGTTAGCAGACCTTTAATTTTAGAACCTATTGTTGGACTTGCAACAACCTCTTCTGTAGATGTTGCCAAAGCTGTTCCCGCTTCTTCTCCAGCAGCCTCAAGTCCAGGGATTGCATCTTGAACACCTACCTGAACACCCTTACCAAACATTTGACCAATTCTAATGCCCCATCTTGATGGTGATGCAATTTCAAGAATTGATTCAAGTTCTTGTGGTGCAGATGTACCAAATTTTTCTACAACAGCTTTAAGTTCTGGAATTTGTTCAGTAAGACCACTATTAAATCCTTGTCCAAAGAACTGTGCTATTGTCATTCCTTGATTTTGAATATATTCTCTTAAAGGCTGAGTAATATTATTAATTTCATTTCTTGCAGCATTAATTGCTGCAGCATTACTCTTAGATGGTCCATACATATTAAAGCTTGGGCCACTAACAGATTTTCCTCCAACTAGTTCTCCGTTTATGTATTCAACATTTTCTCTAGCATTTCCAGCACCCATATTTTTGGATTTTAGCTCACCAATTGCATCTCCCTTTAGTTTTACAAGGGTTCCATCAATAGTACCGCCCATTTTAGAAATTACTTGAGAAAGTTTTTCTCTAGCGTTCTTGATTAATACTCTATATCCGCCATACTCATCATTTGATTTATTTAAAGAATCAACTAATTCAGCATGAGCTGAGCTTTCTTTTCTAATTTGATCTTTAGATTTTTCAATAATATCATAATAATCTTTGTTGAACATCTTTTTGTCGCCGTTATCTTTTTGCCAAAGTTCAACATTTTTCTTTACTTGTACATCAAGATCAACCAAAGCTTTTTGCATAGCAGGATCTTTAATTCTATTAGCAGGCATTCCACCATTTACAGCACCCTCTGCAAATTTCATTGAACCAGTTTGTTGCATGTCCGCCAACATCTCTGCTGCTGTCACACCACCATGGCCTCTTCCCATGTTGCGATTAACACCTTTACCTTGAATTCCCACTTGCTTTCCAAGTATTTCAACGGAACCTAAACCACTTGCATTTAATTCAGAAAAACCTTGATGTTCTGAGAACAATCTATTTTGTGCTGACAAAGACATTTCTCCAGCATGTGCTAGATCTGTATCATATGATTGACCACGTTTATTTTGTCTTCTAAAATCAATTTCTCCATCAGCAAAACCTGGGACATTATCATTCATTATTGCTTGAATTAATGGATAAAATTTCTTTGTTTGTGCTGCAGTTAAAATTGATTCACCAGATGATACTCTTGCTACAATACTATCAGATGTTCCTGTGCCAGGTCCGCTGATAATACCGCCCGTTGCAAATCCTGGGATTGACATTTGCTCGTAAATTCTTGTTTCAGCAGTAGCTACAGCACCTACAGCACTTGTCAAATCGTTAACTCCTGCACCAACATTCATTGTTGATACAAGCTGAGATAAACTTTCTGTAAGTCTATTGATAGAAGCTGTTAGCAAATCTACTTCATCAACACTTGAAACCAATCCATCATTAAACAATTTGTTTGCATTTTGTGCAGCTATCAATTCTGGAGTTAGTAATTGTCCTAGGGTTTTACCACCTGTTGCTAACTGCTTGAGATTAAAAATTCCTTTTACCAAATAACCAACAAAGTTTCCTAACAGGCCAGTTAACATGATGATTGGACCCGATAAAGTTACTCCAATTGCTAATGCACCCATAACAGTTTTAACTGGACCTGGAAGTCCTGAGAATAGTTTTGAAACACCATTACCAAATCTTAATACTGCTGTTCCAATTTCAATAATCTTTTGACCAACTGGATACAAGTCTGCTTTAAGTGTAGCCATAGCCTTTTGCCATTGTGCAGATGGTGAAGATGTAGCTTGATTTAATTCCTGATTGGCAAGTCCCGCCAACTGTGCTGATGAAGCATTAGCAACTTTAATAGCATTAACTGTTTGGCTTTGGCCTTGGTTAAAGTTAGCAATCAATGCTGAAATTCTAGAGAACTGGTATTTTCCAAAAAGCTTTTCAATAAGTTGTTCTTGTTGCATCTTTTGCAATGGTGCTAAAGCTGATTGCAAAGCTTCAATCATTTGAACAGGTCCACCAGCATTTTTAATGTTTGCTAGGTTAATACCAAATGATGCGAACTCTTTATTAGCAGCTGATGTAGGAGCAATAATAGATGCAAATGCAGATTTAAGTGCGTTTGCTGCTTGTGCTGCTGGAACACCCGCTTCTTTCATAGCAAGAACCATAGTTGCAGTATCTTTATAAGTTCCGCCTAATTGATCAATAATTGGACCAACCTTAGACTCTGCTTGAACAAGATCTGTCATTGAAAGAGATGTTTGCTTTTGAACAGCACCAAAATAGTTAACTGCATCTGCTAATCCAGTAGTACTTAGCTTATAAACATTTTGAAGAGCAATAACAGCATTTGTTGCTGTTTGCTGATCAAGATTTCCAAGCTTTGCAAGTCTATCTGTTTGTTCAGTCATTGTTGTAAGATCTGTACCCATCTTACCCATAGCAGCAAATGATGTTGCAACTTGTACTGTAAATTCTTGAGTAATACCCAAAGTGCTAGCCATATTCTTTCCAAGTGCTAGAACTTGTTGTGAAATTTGATTAATTGAATTTTGGCTAGGAGGTGTAAGACCTTCACCGTAAACTTTTTGCAATTGTGTAATTGCTGTATTAACAGAATCAAAGGCAGATACTGCCTGTGAACCAAACAATATTAATGGCATAGACATACCAACTGTTAATTGGCGACCCGCCCACTGTGTATTTTTACCCCAGTTGATAAGTGCTTGAGACCCTTTATTTACTGCAATGTTATAAATATTTTGTTCGTTTGCAGCAATCTTTGTTGCATTTGCAACTTCATCAATTTTAGTTGGAGTAAGTACAGAATAAAAACCCTGTTTTGTAGGGTCTGCCATTACTATAGAGTTTTGAAGTTTTGTCTGCTCAAGTGCAAGGGCTTTTACAGACTGGGTCGCAGAGGTATTTTGATTGGTAAGAATTTGAAAATAATTCTTAAGGCCAAGATTTCCTTTTTGAAGCGATGCTCCAAAATTTTCAAGTTCTGTGGTTGTTTGTACAGTGGAAAGCTTAAACTTTCCACTTGCAGTCATTGCATTTGTAAAATCATTTGCTATATTAGAAAGACTTTTTGAAAGGTTTGAGCTTAAAGAAACGTTTCCTACGCTATTATTTAAAAGCTCAACTTGTGCTTGAAGAGCTTTAATTTGGGAATTAACAGAAGAGAAATCACCAAGAGCAACTATATTAAGTTCTATTTTTGCCATTAGTTTTCACCTCCTCTAAAGTTCCATAAAGCCAAGACCTTCACCTATTCCAAAACCTTCATCTGAAGCAATTCTAGCATTCTTAAGAGCTGTAATATCTTCTGGCTCTTCTTCTTCTTTTTCAAGATCAATGCCATTTATTGCTGCAAAGAATGTCTTGTCCCTCTTTTCTTTTTCTCTTGATGCATTTAGTATTGCTAACAATTCTGGTATAGAAAGGTTAGTTTCTAACTCATCAAAATTCTTCCAGTGACCCAGAAGAAAAATTTCAGACTCTAAGGAGCTTAGATCTAGTTCGTCCCAACTAGAGCCGCTCCCAGAAGGTTTGGGTCAGTTAGTTTTAAACCACCTGATACTTCAAGGATCTTCATCATTGTAGGAATCTCAATGACTTCTTCAAAATTTTCTCTATTTGTTCCTAGATCTGGTCTACTTACCTTTAGGCATTCCATAGATGCTCTAATAAATATATCCATTGCAGCTTCTTCTGACTGATCTTCTGATGCCTGCATGCTATTAATTATTTCCATAAACTTGCGATGCTGTTTGATAGGTAGCGGTTTTAAAGTAATGGATGTTCCATCACTTAGTTCAATTTCTACTACATCATATACTGTTGTTGCCAATTTATAGCTCCTCTGTTTGTTAGTTAAATTATACCAATATAATTGGTGAAGACAAATTCAAGACCCCGCCATTTCTGACGGGGCTTGAAATTCTATATTAAGTTGTATTTTATAGATTAGTTTGTGCCGTATACACGGTCAATAACTACACCATATTCTGAACCTGCATACTTGTAGTCAGAATCAGGCAAGCAACGGAAGTTCACTGGGAACACTGTTGCTGCGTCACGCTTCAAAGCATGCATTGTTGTATCAATTGAAACAACACGACGTGCTACGTATACACGCTCTTTGCTACGATTAACAGAAGTCTGTGAACCAGTTCCTACTGAATAAGAACTTGATGCACCTACTGGATCTGAGAATGAAGCTGATGTACCAATCTGAGCTGGAGCTTGTCCAACTGCAATAAGCACACGCTCTACTGGAGTATCACCAAGAGCACCTGCAGCCAAGTTCAATGTTGCTGCTGGGGCATCTGAGTTTCCAAGTGAAGTGTCATTATTAACCAATGAAGGCTTTGATGTTACTGTGCTTGCAGAATCTGCAACATAGTAAGAATCCATCTGACCCCATGAGAATGTTAGATTCTCAAGAGTTGCTTCTGTAAGTTCTGTCTTAAGCAAAACCTTAAGGGTTTGCTTGAAAATACGAGCTGCGTCCAAAAGTTGATCTACCATAACTTCACCATATGTTGGTTCGTATGAAATCTCAAGTCCTGTATTTGTGAAACCTACTTCACGATATCCGCCGTTAGCTGCTCCTGCAGAAGCAAGAAGACCTTGGCGAGCTGGTGTACCAGCTGGGAACAAAGTACCTAGGGTCGTAGCATCAGTTGCTGGACGACCAAAATTGTTAGAGTTGTTACCAACGCTAGTAAAGAGTGCTGCTGCACCCACGATTACGTTCTTAGTATTTAGAGCCATTTATTTATTTCACCACCTTATTTATTTTAAATTAAAACAAACAAAAA